TGGCCTTCGGTCTGCTCTACACCTGTGCTGCAATAATGGGAGCATGGGACTTGTATGGCAGAGGTAAGCTTTAGCATTACCGGCGACCCTGCAAGCCAAGGCTCACACGCCATAATAAATGGCCGCATAGTCCAGGTAAACAGCAAAAAACACAAGGCTTGGCGTACAGCTATTGTCAACGAGGTAATTGCTACCCTGCCACCAGGCTGGGAGCCTATAGACGGCCCCTGTGAGCTGGTAGTCATGTTTCTAATGCCAAAGCCAGCATCGGTAAAACGCTCAGCACCCTCAGTGGCCCCAGACCTTGACAAGCTGGTTAGGTCGGTGGGAGATGCCCTGGCAATTGCCGGTGTCTATACCGATGACAGCCGTATTACCCGTATTTCAGCCCGGAAACTGTATGCCCAAGGGGTAGAGCCAGGGGCCACAATCACTGTAAAAACCCTGGATTAGCCAAAGATAACAGTTTTATAACATTGCCAAAAAAACGGCAAAAAAAGCAAAAAAATCCCAAAAAAACCCAAAAAAGGTGTATCCTGGACACATAGCCCAAGGGGGGCTAGAGAAGGAGCACCAAAGTGAACACCATTACAAAGACCACCGCAGCAGCAGTAAGCCGCAAGTTAGCAGCCCTAGGCTTTGAGAAAAAGAGCGAGGACGCAGTTGGCTTTTTAGTAGCAACAGACGACGCTCTAAAGGGCTGGGGCACCGACATAGTTGTTAGCTCTTACAGCTACCTAGAGGGTTTCCACGCTGCAGATGCATTAGAAGCAGCCGGCTACATAGTAGATAGAAAGTTTACTTGTGCAGACCACTTTACAAACCTATACCTAGAAGTTTTTACAGTAGAAGGCAAGGTGACTCGCTAAATGCACATGAACCTTGATGACATAAAAGCAGAATTACTTGACAACTGGGAAAATTTTATGGATATGCCTTACTGCCAAGACTTGATAACAGAGCTGGCAGAGTCGGCCATCCCTATTTACTACTCACAAATAATCAAAGACTGGCAAGAGATGCCGGATGAGTACACCGATAGCTGGAAAGAAACTACCGAAATGAACGAGGAAGCCACAATTTATAGCCTCATGGGTGTTGACTTGTATAACTATTACCAAGACACCTACCGCAGTATTTTTTATGAGATACAGCAAGAAAAAGAGCAGACTGCCGAGGTAAACGCATGAAAGGCTGGCTACTAACTGTAAGTATTTTCTTGTCCTTTGGGTTGGTGCTTGCAATTCAGCAAACCGATGTTAGGTTTGGCTACCTATTTGGTGCAGTTTTGATTGCAATTCACTTTTTAGTTATTGCGCTTTGGTTTACTCGTAAGGGTGCCAGATGAATAAAAAACAACTTGCAAAAGTCCTAGAGGAAGCACGGCTCTGGACTAATGCTGAGTATGAGGAAAAGGGTGGGATGCCAGAAACTGACAGATTCCACATACAAAGGCAAATCGCCAGACTGCAACTTATACACCACATTGCAGAAACCTACCTAGATGAAAAGAGACAAAATGGGCAACTATAACCCGGAACCAATTGAGTTTGCAGTGATGGACTACAACCCGAACCAATACAACTTTGGGATTGCCAAAGCTGACGGCATAAACATGGGTCGCAAAATGATGAAGGATGAAGTCCTAAGACTTATCAACGCTGCCTACCCTCAGCCAACCAAAGCTATAGCAATCATTATTGACCTAATTGAGGGGGTGCAAGTTGATTCAGATAGCGGTATCACAGCTTCCTCAAGATAAACTCGCCGCTTACATAAAAGGCCGCAGAGATGAGCAAAAGGCTGTTGAGTCACTAATCCAGGCAATGCAAATTGACGGCACCTTAGACATACCCACCGGACACATGATTATGGGATACCTAGCAACACTAGACAGAAGGCCAGAGGTAGAAGCATGAGCGACCTACAAGAGATAATCGCAAACACCAGCATCAAAGCTTTCAAGAATGGTATGCAGCACGAGAGACAGCACATTATCCAGCTACTAGCCGAAACCAAAGACCAGACACTTTGCACCTGTCATGGCTGTAAAGAATGGCTAAACGCACTTGATTACATCATTGCCAGGATAGAAAACAAAATCCATGACTGATTACGAGTTAGGCACAGAGAACGGCAAGCGCATTGAGCGTGAAGCCCTACTTGAATACATCGAGTATCACCCACAGGCTACTTTGTCAGACATTGTTGACGAGATAGAGGGCCGCTACAAGTTTGACCAGAAAATGAAGTTAGGGGGCATCAAATGGGGCTAACAATAGCCGAGATAGAAATGAGGCTGGAGCTACTAAGCATCGAGCTAAAAGAGCTTGCCAAGTTGCTGCAAGAGATTGACGCTAAAGCACAGGAATTGCAGGATGGCAATGTTTAGGCTGGCTTGGCGTGAGTGGCTACAGCGCAAGGCAGTTGACACTTGGTACCGAGGCTTTGCTGCCGGATACCAAGAGGGCCATAGTGACGGGGTTGAATACTTTACCGAACGGGTCATCCAAGAGATAAAAAACGATGCAGTCCTTAGCATGACAGCTGACATTGACACCATTGAGCGTTTTGTGGAGATACTTGAGGCGGTGGAATACATTGGCAAAACACCGAAAGGTTAGACACAGGACAAACTGGAAATTACAGCTACGCTGGTATAAGTACCTAATTGAGTACTATGCAGGCCGCTTGGTCAAGGCATACATCTCAAGGGGTTCCAGGTAGGAAGGGAAACAGATGTTAGAAGGGCTAACACCACCAAAAAAGTTGCCAGCTTGCAAAGTTAGGTCTGTCATTGAGTCGCTTGAGCCAAAGGACCAAGACATACTAAAAAACGCACTAGCAGACGCAGAGTGGCCACACTCGACACTTACACATGAACTAAACAAAAGAGGAATAAAAATAAGCGAGCAACCAGTTCGCACCCACAGACTAGGAAGGTGCAGCTGTGCTTGAAGGACTTGAGCCAACCCCAAGGATTACGGCCCCAAAGGATTGGCGACCAGCGGTGGAGTTTGATGGCACTATCGGTCAAGCCACGACACCACCAACCACCGGCAACCAGCCAGACTTCACTCAGTTTCTAATTGACCAAGGCTTTGACCCTGAGAGAGTAGAGATTTTTGGTCCTGTTAGAACTTCACGCTGGCAACAGCGAGAGGGTGGGGACTGGCTGGTTAGCTGGCGGTTTAACTTTCGCACCAAGGCACAGCTTGACCTAGACCTGCCAACACTTTATGCCCAAGCTAAAAAGGCAGCAGGCAAAGTTGCCAGAGATGCAAAAGAGGGCAAGGCATTTGTCATTGTGCCAGCAGACTTCCAAGTCGGCAAGACAGGTAGTAGGGGCAACACCCAAGACCTAATTGCCAGGGTGTTTGAGAGCTACCAACGCATTGAGCAAAAACTAAAGCAGGGCAAGTACGAAAAGATTGTGATACTTGACGCTGGCGATGTTATTGAGTCAGTATCTAACTCAGCACAGTTTGCACAGCTAGAGTCAAACGACCTAAGCCCGATGCAACAGGTTGACATGGCAGCAGCATTGCTTTGGGACCTAATAAAGCTGGCACACAAGTATGCACCAGTCACCTATGCCTCAGTTGCTTCCAACCATTGCCAGTGGCGATTCAACGGCCAGACAGTTGGCAAGCCAGGGCAAGACGACTGGGGCATTGTCATACTGCAACAGCTACGCAGGCTAAGCACAGAGCTGGGCATGGATGTAAGCTACCTAGTCCCTGACCCACACGATGAATCACTTGCTTACGATGTATTTGGTGACAGCTTCCACATTCTTGCCTTAGCTCATGGACATCAAGCTAAACGACCTAACGGCATGGAACAATGGCTACAAAAGCAAACCTTTGGGCAAGGCCCAACCTCAGCGTTTACTACCTTTGTATCCGGACACTTCCATCACCTGAGGGTCGAGGAACTGGGCCAAGGGCATAACGGCGGCTCACGCTACTGGGTACAGGCAAGCACAATGGACAATGGTTCAGACTGGTTTAGATTACAGTCAGGCACCGACAGCAACACGGGCATTGTCTGCTTTGAGCTAGAGCGTGACACGCACTTCCAGGGAACTGTTTACAAACTCTAAGTTGCCAGAGGAAAGATAAAAATGCCAGCCTATGACTATAAGTGCCAAGACTGCCAAAGCACAATAACAATCATTAGGTCTATCTCTGATGATGAGCAGACACCCATCTGTGCCCACTGTGCCAGGGAGATGGCTAGGAGCTACGAAACAGCACCAGCAATTACATTCAAGGGCAAAGGCTGGGGTAAGGATTGAGGTTCCCTAAGCCATGCCTTGTGTGTGGCCAGCTAACCAAAGGCTTAAGTCGTTGCGACAAACACCAAGCTGAATGGCAGATGCTAGAGGGCATAAGGCTCAAGGATATGAAGGCAAGGAGGCCCAACCTATACGATGCCCAATACCGCAGAAAAGCCAAAGCAATAAGAGAAACAGCATTGTTCTGTCATTTATGTAAAGAACCAGCAAAACTCAACGACCCCTTTACCGCAGACCACATAATCGCTGGCGACCCTGATTCGCCTTTAGCAGCCGCACACAGGTCCTGCAACTCACGCAGAGGAAACAAGCCACTTACTTAGAGTTATGCCCTGTACGGCCCCCTGGTGGCCATGTATAGGGGTAGGGCTAAACATCAGCAACTACGCCTATCTAACACCCCGGCCAAATGCTTTTGTGCAGTACCGCAAAACTAAAGCTTTTTGGTAGGCTATAAAAATGCAAATTGAAAACCTACGCATTGCAGACCTTACGCCTGACCCAGAAAACGCAAGGCAGCATGACGCTAAAAACCTCAAAGCCATACAGGGAAGCCTTACGCAGTTTGGCCAGCGCAAGCCAATAGTCATTACTGAGGCCGGTGTTATCGTTGCCGGCAATGGCACTGTTGAGGCTGCCAAGCTTTTGGGCTGGGAGACTATCCAGGCAGTCAAAGTGCCCGAGGACTGGACGGCAGCTCAGGTAAAAGCTTTTGCCATTGCAGACAACCGCACAGCCGAACTTGCCACTTGGCGTACTGAGGTGCTAAGTGCCCAGCTTGTAGAGCTACAAAACTTAGATGTTGAAATTGAGGCCTTTGGCTTTGAGCAGGAGCAGTCCTCAATGGATGACTTTGCTGAGGCACTAGATGGTTTGCTAAAGCCAAAAGGCGACATTGAGCAAATAACCTTTACCCTGCACACTGACCAAGCACAGCTTATAAAGGAAGCTTTAGCTGTAAGCAAAGGCATGGGGGACTTTGGGGACACCGGCAACACTAACGCAAACGGCAATGCCATAACCCGAATTGTAGAACTATGGATGGGCTCAAATGTCGGCTAAAGACTTAGTGCTAAAACCTATTGGTGCAACCGAGGCCAATAACTTTATGAAGAAAAATCACTACAGCGGCAAGGTGGTGCCTAACAGTCAAATACACATTGGCGTTTACTACTTTGGCAAACTAGAGGGCGTTTTACAATTTGGCCCGTGCCTAGCTAAAAAGCAGATGCTTGGCCTAGTAAAGGACACGGGCTGGGACAGTTTTATTGAACTAAACCGCATGGCCTTTACAGATGTGCTACCTAAAAACTCAGAGTCACGGGCTATAGGTGTAAGCCTCAAAATACTAAAAAAGCACTTGCCCCAATTGGAGTGGGTAATTAGCTTTGCTGATGCAGCACAGTGTGGCGATGGCACAATTTACCGAGCCAGCAACTTTTTGCTCACCGGCATAAAGCAAAATGAGGGGCTAAGACTAAACCCAGAAACCGGTGAGGTGCTGCACACTATCACTGCCTACCACCGAAACATGAAGGCCGAGTTTCAGACTTGGACTAAAGTGCCTGGCTTCCAGCTAAGGTACATTTATTTTTACAACCCAAAGGATTTGGAAAGACTTACAGTGCCAGTGTTGCCCTTTACTGAAATTGCCAAGAGGGGTGCTACTATGTATAAGGGTATTAGCGGTGGAAGCATTGTTAGTGATGCGACTGACTTCCAGTTTGTAAAAGGCGGTGCAACTCCGACCCCACTGCTCCAAACCCCAACTGAGGACAGCCAAAGCTAATGGCACAAGTTGGTAGGCCCCCAGTGCCAACCGAGGTCAAAAGACTGACGGGAAATCCTGGCAAGCGAGCGTTGCCCAATGAGTCAACAGTTATGCTTATACCCCAAGCACTAGAGGCACCTGAGCCAGCTAGGCCATTGCTCAAGTACGGCAAAGAATTATGGGACAGGGTTTGGGAGTCTGGCATTGCTTGGATAAGCCCCAATAGCGACATTGAGATTTTGCTAATGACTTGCGAAATGGTTGACGAGCGTTGGAACCTAAGGGTTAGGGTTATGACCGACAACAACCCTAAAGACCGCAGGGGCCTAAGAGAGCTAGAAAAGTCAATTTACTCAAACCTGTCCTTGCTTGGCTTTACACCAACTGACCGCACACGCTTAGGTGTTGCTGAGGTCAAAAAACTTAGCCGGCTTGAGGAACTAATGCAGAAAAAGGCACAGCGTGGATAGCTGGCCACCAAGGTGGTTGACACCTGTACCTGAGCAAGCTATTGCAGATGGGGATGGCCAGTATGCAATTGAGTTTGCCGAGGCTTTTGGGTCTATTGGTAAAGACGGCATAGCAGGGCAAGCTGGCGACCCGTTAGATTTACGACCTTGGCAACAAGAGCTTGTAAAGCGTGTTTATGCCAGGGATGCAGACGGCGGCCTGAGGTTTAGAACAGCCCTAATTGGTATGCCCCGTAAAAACGGCAAGTCAGCTTTGTCGTCTGCTGCCTTTGGTCTTTATAGCTTGATTGCTGAGGGCATTGAGGGTGGCGAAGTCTATTCGGTTGCAGCTGAAAAAGAGCAGGCCCGTATTGTGTTTGGTGAAGCCAAGCGCATGGTTGAAACCTCAGAGCTTTCGGAACTTTGCACACTGTACCGAGATGCAATTTTTGTAAAGTCAACCAACAGCGTTTACCGAGTAGTGTCTGCTGAAAGCTACAGCAAAGAAGGTCTGAACCCTACAAGGATTATTTTTGATGAGGCTCATGCACACAAGGACAGGACTCTTTTTGACGTGTTCTCCCTGGCAATGGGAAACCGAGGCAAACTTGGTCAGCTAATTGCAATTACCACTGCTGGCCAAAAAACAGACATGACTGGGCAGGACTCAATTGCCTACAACCTTTACCAGTATGGCAAGCGTGTAAGCACTGGCGAAGTAGATGACCCAACCTTTTTCATGGCTTGGTGGGAAGCAGACCCAGAGGCAGACCACAGACTAGAAACAACTTGGAGAGCTGCTAACCCAGGCTTTGATGACCTTGTTGCAAGAGATGACTTTGCTTCAGCGGTACTTAGGACACCCGAGCCAGAGTTTAGAACTAAACGACTAAACCAATGGGTTAGCTCGATGAATGCATGGCTACCTACTGGCAAGTGGGAACAGCTAGGGGCAGAGATTGAGCTTGACCCAGAGCAACCCGTAATAGTTGGCTTTGACGGCTCTTTCAACGGCGACTGCACAGCTTTGACATACTGCACAATTCCAGCAGACGACAGCGTCCCTCACATTGGCCTTATTAGGGTTTGGGAAAAGCAACCTGAGGACACAGATGATTGGCGTGTAAGCACACAAGAGGTTGAGGATGAAATCATCCAATTTTGCCAAAAATACAATGTAAAAGAGATTGCCTGTGACCCATTTAGATGGCAGCGCAGCATGGAAGCCATGCAGGACCTTGGCTTGCCAGTGGTCGAATACAACTCCAGCTCACCATCTCGCATGGTTCCAGCCTGTTCTAAGCTTTACACAGCCGTCACGGAGGGCAACCTAACCCATGACAATAACCCAACCCTAACTAGGCATTTAAGCAATGCTGTTATCAAAACTGACAGGATTGGGCCACGCATTGTAAAAGAGCACCGGGGCTCACCACGCAAGATTGACGCAGCTGTTGCAGCGGTCATTGCCTTTGATAGGGCAACTGTTGGTAGAGTAGAGGCTGAGGAACTAACTCCGCAATTCTTTATTTAGGTTGGTAATGACAGCGACAATTCTCCAGGCAGTTGGCATCCTGACAATCTCAGTAGGTGCAGGTCTTA